GAAACAATGAATTTAAAAAACCTAACAGTATTACAATTAACAGATACCCGTTTAGAGAACTTACTTAACGAGGATACACAGCAACGATTCGCCTTTAGATGTATCCCTTCTCATAAGGAATCTATTGGATTGGTTCCTATTAAGGATACTTGGGACGAATACTTAACACAACTAGAAGGTAAGCTATGGTTCTCTGTCAACTTCCATAAGCGTTCAGTCTCTAAGGATAAGGTTAAAGATGTAGCTCATGAACGGTTCCTTAGCTTAGTAGACTCTGGTGAGTATTCTTCTGTAGATAGTATTGATAAGGAAACCAAAGAAGATATTATGGACGCTGTAGAAGCTTCTCTATTACCCGATGCGAACTATTCTAACAAGAGTGTACTATCATGTCTCAACCCTAAAGATAACCGCTTATACGTCTTCTCAGCTTCATCTAAAGAGGTTGATACTATGAAGAATATACTTATTGGTATGGACGTTGTAGAAGGGGAAGATATTGAGCAGGTACAAGTGGATAACCTTAGCGATACTATGACAAGTATGTTGATTGATAATAGCCTTGTCGAACCGATGGAGTGGGGTGATAAGATTATCTTGGTAGGTGAGGATAAATCTAAAGGGATGCTTGATAAGAATAGTGTAGAAGGTAAAGAATGCCATGCTATGATTGAAGCTGGTAAGATGTTCACTCAAGGTAAGTTCGCTTATGATGGTTTCATTACAGGGGAAATCACTAAGGAGTTCGTCTTTAAAGGGTTGTCCTTTGATAGCAATATGGAAGGAGAAGATGAGGATGATACATTGTGCAAGACTCTGATCTACACTATTACAGAGTTATCCTTGATGGTTAAAGACTTAGAGGATAAGCTTAAGGATGACTAACAGGAAATCCTCCTCTACAGGTAAGAGAGTGTTTGGTTACTTCCTACAGAGTTTGAGCTGGATGGTGTATTCTTTAGTGTTTATCGTTATAGCTAAGGGTATGTATGAGTTTGAATATGAAGAGATGGCGTATGTAGAGATACTAGCTACCAATATGATTCTCTTCCTTTGTGTAGTTGCAGCAGGGTACTTGTTAGGAGTCTGGGGAAGTTACTTTGTAGAGACCAACCCTATTAAGTTACGTAACCACATAGTAAATTAATTTAAAATAATACCTCATAAGAGGTTGACATATAAAGGTTCTTGTGAGATAATAACTTTGTCGGAATGACATTCAACGTTGAAATAAGAGGAAATATATTTATGAGTAAATTAGAATACAATGAAAAGGGTTTTAGCTACTTACGTGGTGTTACATTAACATACAACTGTTTGAACAACCCGCAGTTCAAATATGAAAGTACTACAGAGAAAGAGTACAGTATTGAAGTTACTATGGATGCAACTACACACAAAGCTTGGAAGAAAATCTTTAAGAAGAATACTTGCCGTGAGATTGAGAATGAAGATTATGAGAAGTATAAGAAAGTAGCTATCCCATTCCCTGAGCAAGAAGAGCAGTATGTTTATAAGTTTAAGTTAGATGAGAAATTCTCTAATGACTTCACTGATAAACAGGGTAATCAATATAAAGCTGGCGACCTAGTACCTAAAGATTGGCGACCTAAAGTGTTGTTACCTAATGGTGATGGTACTAACGAGGATATTACATGGACAAAGAAAGTAGCTAATGGCAGTAAAGCTGATGTAGCATTCATTGCTAAGAAGAATAGCTACGGTGGTTTATCTCTTAAACTTAATTCACTTTTAGTTACAGACTTTATCGAGTATGAACCTTCAGGTGGTGGGGCTTTTGGTACTGTGGTTGGAGGAGAGAGTACAGCACAACCTTCTAACGTAACTGAACCAGAAGATGACTTCGATGGCGATAAACCACCATTCTAGATAGCCTTGTAAGAGGTTCTTAGAAGAGTTACATAGTAGGTATTGCATATAAAGAAAAACCCTCTCAGGATTGCTCTTGAGAGGGTTTTTGTGTTTTTTAGGTGAACGTTAGGGTTTAGTTGATACTTCTAGTGAGTTCAAACCAAGAACCCCCAGAGAACAATAACCTTATGAAACTAGATGAGCCTGAAGTTACAAAATCACCGTTTAATATTAGATTACCTACACCGTCTTTAATTGTAAGACCTGAAGATGTACATCTAAGAGTTACCTCTCTACCTTCGTAAGTATCAGTATTCATATTATCTATCTGAGTAGTACCAGAAATGGTGATATAATCATACTCGTGCGGTAAGTTAGTAGTTGTATTAGATGCAACACTACCTTTATTTATAGTACTACCAGAGCTGATTACATTGTCCTTGAACTTACTGAGAGTCACTGTTGCAGAGACCGAATTTCCGATAGCTGGTACTGTACCTGTGCCTCGTCTTATACTATTGTTCTCTACACTCATTAGAGTACCAGTTAGGTCTATACCATAACCAGAAGCATCTACTACAGACCACGATTCTATAAGGTTATCATTTATCTTCCCTTGGTCTTCTTGGTCGAATAACATAGCTGTACTATTAATATTTCTAAACACATTATTACAATACACATTACGTATACCATCTATCTCAGAGTATAATCCAGTGTTAAGAGATGTAGTTACACTATTCCCGTTTACAACACCTCCGGCACACTGTTTCAAGTGTATACCGTGGTCTTGTGCATTATGTATAGTGTTACCTGTGACTGCAAAGGTTTCTACATTATTAATATAGATACCATCTCTAGCGAAAGTACTTACACCTATAGTATCTGCATTGACAGTGTTACCAGTTACAGATACATAGTTAGCAGTTGTAGATTGAGATCTTATATAGATGCCAGCAGCTGTTACTGAGTCTATAGCGTTACCTGTTACTGTTACGTACTCCCCGCCTGTATGAATACCATGGCCTTCTACATCTTTAACTACGTTACCTGCGATAGTTATAAACTTGCCAGTGTCACTATAACAAGTAATCGCATCACCAGAATCTCCATCTACATCTTCAACAATATTATTTACTACAGAAGTATATACAGCATTCCCCATAGGGATTATACCTGCACCCTCTGTAATACCTTTGACCGTATTAGAAGAGATAAGAACTAATTCATTATTACCAGCAGCTACGATACCATGAGACTGTGAGTTATTTATATTGTTATCTATCACTCGTACTTGCTTAGTATCATTAACTTCTATAGATACATCAGCAGCATTCTTAATATAACAGTCTTTTACCGTAACCCTCTCGCTTCCAGAGATATTAATAAGAGGATAATCTCCTATAGCCGCTGGAGGAGTGGTTTGATTAGCCTTGTTACCGTCTATGAAGTTACCTGTTATGACTACGGTGAATATATTAGTACCTGATATTAGAGGTGTATCACTTCCGTCTCTAAGCCTAATCTTACCTAGATCTACTATAAGAGTCTTAGAAGGGGGAATTGTTATCTCGCCAGATTCTACGTCATAAGTACTCTTGTTGAATACTGTACCACCATCAACTACAGAAGTTAATGCCGCATTAAATATAGGTGCTGAGTCTATACCAGTGTTTACACCTAGACTAGCTACATTAATAAGTGTTGTATTTACAAGCTCCCACTCATCCCCACTAAGGTCTGTGAATTTAGCCTCACCTAATGCAGCAGGGTCTTGAGAGGGCGCTCCTGTGTTACCAGTTTTACGCCACATACCTTCACCACCATCACCAGAAGAGTGATAACCTGTAGTCTGTAATACAGTACCATCTGTGTAGTCTGTAGAAGTGGTAATGATATCACTAGTGGTTAGATTAACAATCCTAGCTAATTTTTTAATACCTTCTAAATATTGACTAGCAGTAGCGGTGTCGGCAGTATTGCTGGGTACAATATTTGCCTCTACCAAGATAGCTTGTTGCCATCCATAGATATCTTTCAAGTATTCAGCTTCAAAAGGAGTACCTGTACCATCACCGTTTACAGTGACATTACGAGGTTCCCCATATGGGTATTGAGGACTAGAAGGAAGTACTTTACCCGGGTACGTTATTAATGGATTCTTAGCCATGTTATTATTCTCTTATTGTATTTGATATGTGCAGAGTCTATAACAACACCCTGCATGATCTCTGTTATATGACAGTAGTTATAATACCATTGACAACTGTTACAGTTTCACCACCTTGAGCTGTAAAACTCCCAGTAAACCTTTGAGTGTAATCATTAGCATCTAATTGATTAACAATAACATTACCGAAGTAACAATCAAAAGAATCTACATTAGACATAGCACTTTGTAATGTGAATTCATTAATAGGGTTTTGATTGTATGTGTCTAGGTTACCAGCTGAGAATACTATTACATTATCTATCTCAATAACGATCTTACCGTTAGGATTTGTATCACTTGTAGATTTAGTAAGTCTAACTTTTATATTATACTTAGTATTTACTTCAAAAGGATATGCAATACCCGGTAGATTATTCAATCCAGTATTGGGCGATTCAAAGTAAACAGCTCTAAAGTTTAGGCTTGTAGGTCTTGCAATAAGTTGTAGTTGTAAATATGCACCACCTACTCTACATTGGCATATTGTAATAGTACCTAATGGGTCTCCTTGGTCAATTAAACCACTAACCACAGGCATTTGAAAATCAAAACTAAACTCTACATCATCACCAAAAGCTTTAAAGTTATCTAATGTGCTGTTAGTTGCATCAGTACCTTGACAAAGTACAGCACTACCTCCGCCAACCCAAGGCGCACCCACTACAACAGGAGATGTACCTGATAGTGTCCAATCACCTAGTCCACCACTAAAGTCATCATTAACAAGTTGCGTGCCTGTTGTATATATGAAATCTGGAGTTTCAAAACCACTAGCAGCGGTACTATATAAAGCTTCTCTTGAATCCTTATAAGGTGTGCCTGCTGATGGTAGGAAATCCTTAGAGTTGACTTGCTTAGTAACTCCACCTACAGCCCACTCGATCCAATGATTTGCTAATGCTTGTCTTGACTCTGTTGTTGTTGGATGTACCCCATCAGGGAAATATGTAAGATGATCGTGAAACTTAATATCATATAAATACTCTACATCAAAGAATGATAAATCCCACTTATCCGCTATATTTTTAATGTAACGACCAATCCTATAGATATACTGATCATACACATTAGTATCAGTATGTTCTGATGGTGCAGAACTTAATATAATCTTAACATCGCCATCACCATAGATAACAGACATATTCTTAATATAGTAAATCAAGAAGTTCCAAGAACCATACACTGTAGCTCTATCCAACTCTACCAGATCACCACTTACAAATGTACCTGTAAAAGAAGAACTGTCATAATCTATAGTAACCGTGTTGCTTACTATGGATGTTATTCTACCAGCAGCGTAGTTAAGATTTGTAATACCTACAATCTCTAAAGCAGCACCGTTACCTACTGTTAGACTAGAAGCATCCGTAACTTCAACTTGTGTGGTAGTACCTATAGTAACACCTGTTACAGTTATCTTTGTAGGGTTTAATACACCTTCATCCCCACGTCTATCATTGTGGTTATGATCTAGAAACACTACATCTTTATTTGATTTAGCGAACTCTGCTTTAATTCTATGGTCTGCTGTCATTTGACTAGCTTTAGTAATCGCGTCAAAAGAGTCATCATAAGCAGATGTAGGTCCATACGTTGTCAAACCCCACTGACGGTCTGCCTCAGTCATGGATAAAGCTTTTATAGTACCTATAGCAAAAGGGTCATCTGTAGATACCCACTGAGCATGGGAACCTGCAAAGGCTAAGTTGCTAACGTTACAGTTTAATGTATCTGCAAACATATCAGGGTAAGAGTTTGTACCTCCTTGAGCTGGTATTGAAGTACCTAACCATAATACATCCTTACCCTCCCAGTTTAATACAGGGCTTTTAGTTCTCGATCTAGTTAAAGCATAATCATTCTCACCTACGATATTCTTCTGTAAAGAAAAATCAGCATTAGCCCCTGTAAGTACAAGACTGCCATTGAAATACTGATTGTTAACACTAGCAAGTAATGCTTGTACTGTTTGACCTTGTAAATCTACTTTTATATTGGATACACCTTCACAAGCTACAGCAGAATTACCTAATGATTTAATTTTTATAGTATTTCCATATACTAACAACCATACATTACCGTTACTATCTGTTAGTGATGGTGAACCTAATGCATCAGGTGTTTGAGAGGAGGTACCTGTTGTCGCAGTTTTTAACCACAAACCTTCCCCGCCATCACCGTTTACAGAGAACCCTGTAGTTTGTATTGCTACACCTGTACTGTAATTATTGTTAAGGTTGTAAATAAGATCAGATGTAATTACATTAGCTTGTTTAACAATTCTCTTCAATCCCTCAAGATATTGACTGTTAGTAGCATTATCCGCGATGTTACTAGGTACAATACCAGCCTCAGTTAAGATTGCTTGATGGAAACCTGCAATATCTTTAACTAACTCAGCTTCAAAAGGTGTACCCGTACCATCTCCATTAACGTTAACATTCTTAGGTTCACCATAAGGGTATTGTGGTGTAGATGGATTCACCTTCCCCGGATAGGTCGTTAATAAATTCTTTGCCATGTTATTATTCTCTTATAAATTATAATCTGTAGGGAGGGTGGTACTGTCATCAGTAGACCTTAGAAGATCCGTATAGTTGTTTAACCAGTTACCTCCAAAGGCAAAGTATTTATTAGTGTCTACATTAGACCTGTCAGCAGTACATAAGGCTGTTACAGAACCCCCAGATAGCTTATTACATGTATTACCTGTAATACTGATCATTGAGGGTGTGTTATCAGGAAGTACAATACTCTCTAGGTTTGTATATGAAGTGAAGCTGTTAAGTACATTACCTGTAAGTGTTAACCTACTATAATCACTATCTAATACAATATTGAAATCGTCTAGAGTACTACCTGTAATAGTTATAGTATCGAAGTCTGGAGAGGTCCCTTCTATCAAGTCACTAGGTTTTATGAATAAGTAATCTGCATAAGAATCTGCTATAGATACCTTAACCTCAGGTCTTCCTCCAACATTACCGTTTGAGTCCCTAGAGATACTAAGTCGTCCAAGGTTAGAGTTACCACCGCTAATAAAGGTCATTGCAGGGGTGTAGAATCCTCCAAACTGAGACCAAACCTTTAACTCTCCCGTAGCAGTATTCACAAGTTTACTATTATCCACTACTAGATCGTAAGAATCCATTGTCAAGAATGCATCATCTAAAGTAAGCTCTAGATACGATTTATTAAGAAAGGACACAGACCCATTACCTGTTAAGAAACTAGGACCACCAGAAGTACCCGAGCCTTTAATGTAGGAGTTGTCAAAGATTAATCTACAGCCTCTATCATACATGTAACCTAATGTAATATCTTCTGACCTACAATTCTTAAACAATACTTCTTGTTGAGCAGAAAGAAATAAATCTGGATCACCAATTATGAAAGTATTCTGTAACTTCTTAGTGTAATCTGGTCCACCAAAGATATCATCATTAGTGGTCTCCTCTATAATACAATCTTCAAATATTGTATTGAAACCTTTTTCAGTGGTGAATCTCTTAGCATTCTGGTAACATATATTAGAGTTATATAATTTTGTAAAAGTACAACCCTTGAAGTATAGGTTATATTCATTATCTACAGCTACAGTTGTTATATCTACATATAATCCTGTATTACCACTTATGATATCTGCTGTGTTATCATTCTCAATAGTATTTACATCAGTACCTTCAAAGTCATTACCATCGAAAGTTACATTCTCTACTATTAAGAACTTCCACCCTGTACTCTTAGTACTGCCCTCTACATGTTCTAATATGTTATCACCTAAAGCACGTTGGACCAATGTACCATTTCTAATAGTTGTTTTATTCTGAAATACAACACTACAGGCGTAACTCTTATTAGACAACTCTACTACAATACCATTAGTGAAGAGAGGGTTGGCTGGATTATCTTCTGGAAGGTCTATGATCTTCTGTAGGGCAGTGGTATCATCAGCAGTACCATTACCAGCAGCTCCAAACTGCATAGGGTTAACTACGTTAGATAGGTATTGGAAGTGTGCAAACAATCCATTAGAAAGAGCTATAACCTCCATCCCATCAGCAGTGCCAGTAGTGAGTACTCTATAGATAGCTCCACCAGTATCACCAAAAGAAGAATAACCATATGTTCTAACATAGTCATTCTCTTCTAAGAAGGTATCTGCTATCATCTCAATTGTAGAGGGGTAGTCTTTTATGTTCTGATTGTCAAGGTTTGTAATCTCTTGATCAAAGTATTGCACCCACTGATTCTGGTTATCAAACATCCAGTTGGCTTCCTCAGCGGCAAAGAAATTACCTAAGTCTGCACCCTGAGTTTGCAATATTGTTCTAGGTTTTACTTTATTATCTGTCCCTGCCACTGGTAATGTAACATCATTAGATGCCCACACAGGGAAGTCACTAGGTTTATTTATAGGCATAGTTTTCTCTTAATATTATGTCGTGGTAGAGTATGCTAATGATACAAAAGTACCTTGAGTTAAGGGGTCAGGCTGAGAGCCTATGGAACTGAAAGGACCGTAATTAACTGTGTTAAGATCTGGGTTTGGATCTGTAATAGAACTAAAACCGAAACCTCTTGCTGTAATGAACTCTTCTAAATATAAATCTGTCACTACAGGGAATATAGCAGATATTTGTTCTATTCTATCCTCGGGAACACAAGCTGTATTATACGTAGCTGTTACACCATAAGGTTCAAACTTATAGAGTGATACATTAGGGTCGCCACTGATTAATTGTAATAACCTAGCTACATCTTCTTCAGTACCTTCATTACGCTTACTTAGAGCTTTAACTCTTATCGCAGTTCTGAATATTTCATCATTTTGGCTGGTCCTTGATAGATTCAATCGCCTACCAATCTCATCTAGTTGCTCACCAGAAGCTTTATTTAGGGTTCTCAGAGTAAGTAAATCTATAAGAGTATTCTCTACAAGTTGCACCTCATCAGAGAACATCTTTATAAGACCCTCTACATTAACTTTACCATGGTATTGAGAAGGTAAAAGTTCTAGAGCAAGTTCTTCTCTGTTTGGTACAAGCTGTATCTTCTCAACTGGTTCAGTCATCTACTTACTGCCTTATATATGTAATATTGGTATTGTTGATAGCAACTACTTCATCAAAATCAGGTGTGTAATCACTACTAGCATAACTGCTATCAGGTTGGCTAACCTCTTTAAGTTCTACTTGTAAGAATATCAACCTATCAAAACCTAAAACATTGTATATGTAACTTTGAAGCTGCCCTATAAAGACTGTATCACCTATATCTAAGTTGGCAGAGTAGTTCTCTAAAGACTCAGCTACATCTAGTTGCTCTTGTTGTGTTAGGGCTGTACCAGCTTTAGTTGTATATGTAATACGTACTGATAAATCTTGTTCTGTTGCTGGGCTGTAACACACTACTGTAGCATCATTTTGACTAGATAATACAGTTACACAAGTAGTCCCAGAAGCTTTAACATTGATAGGTTTCTTATCGAATAAAGTCTGTGTGATATCTTCTGCTATACCGCCAAGGACAACACTATTGAATGAATAAGAATCCGCTTCAGGGGTATCGACTGGGGTAGTATTCTCATAAATGCGTACTTTGGTTACACCGTTAACTTGAAGTAATGCACCCTCTATAGCATCTCTTGTAGCAGCACTTGTACTATCTACTATCTGATTATACCTGAACCTGTATGCTGCATCAGTCTCTACGCCAGCACCTTCAGACATACTGTTAATATTAGTAACAGAATCAAAACCTATTGGTTCAGGTGATATACGGTTAAGAGACCCTGCTGTAACGTTCTGGATACCCGCTTCCTCTGCTTCTACAGATATACGTGTAATACGTGTACCTAGCGACTCATAACCTGAAAGATTTAGTTGAGGAGTCTTAGCAAAGAGGATAGGGACAGATAACCCTTGCAGATTTAGATTAGTATCATAACCGAGGTAACAAGCACCCGTTGTAGGGCTACCCGCTATCGTCTCCAACTGTATAAGAGAGATAAGGCTAGGATGGCATCCCGTCAAGAAGTTATAAATACCTTGAACTACTAAAGTATACTTCTCTTCGTCCGTTGTTGCTGTTACTGATATACTCTCTGTAGTACCTGTAACTTCTGATATACACGTAACACTATAAACCTCATTAAGTATAACATCATCTGTATGTACCCTAGAACCAATCACATTGTTGGTGATTGTTATAATATCTAACACGGGTAGATACCTCTCACCAGTATTAGTTAGGAAAGTAGTACCACTATCTAAATCAGTATTGTTAGGGGTAAAGCCATTTGTTGTTAGATATGCTAGACCTGTACTTTTCTGCTTGCCTCTACGATTAATACCTTGTAAAGATAGTACATCATCTAGGTAAATACCCTCTGCACCATTAATAGTTTGAGCATTATATACTCCCTCTAAACCTTCCCATAAGTCCGTAAGCTGGTCAGTATAGATCGCTAAGGTTTGCCCTACCAGAGAATCATTATCAGTATTTATAGAGTTACCATATTCGTCTCTAGCTTTACTTTTTAAATCTTCTAGTATCTCGTTTCTGGTTTTCTTTACAAAACCAAAACCTGTTACACCAAATTCTGCCATGTCATAAATCTCTTTAAATTAATTAGCTGTCAGGTGTAACATCATTAAACGTTCCTGACTCCATAATAGTTTCGCCTGACTCAGTGAAAGGTTCTCCAGATTCCGTAGCATAACCATAAGGTATATTAGGGATCTCACCACTATCACTAGTGAAATAGTTACCTGATTGGACTCTAAAATCATCCATAGCTGCATGAGCTAACCAGTTACCACACTCTACTACGAAAGGGATATTCACAGGGCATACTGGTGTGATAGTTGTGTCTACAGGGTCAGGGTAAATCTCTTCATCCCTAGGTAAAGGTGTACCAAACGATAGGGTACTTCCATCTAATGCTGTTACATCAAAATCTAAATCAAAGTTTCTAGTACGTCTATCGAAGTTGGAATTGAAGGAGTTTACAGAAAGTATCTCAGCGTTATACTCTCCTATGATAGATAAGAAGATAGCATCTACTTCTTCTTGCGTTCTTGGCTTACCTAATATAGACTGTATATATGGAGTACCGTAAGTGGTATCCTGAAACCATTCACCTTGCCAAGTCTTTAACGTGATAGATAACCTCTGTCTAAGTGATTCGGCTAACGTGGTGGTTGTCTTGAAATCATCATTCTCTATCACAAGATCATTAGTGTAGGGATCTAAATATAAATCGAACATAAGGAGTATCCTAGGACCATATTAAGAAGGAGGGTCAGTTTCATTACCAGAACCATTAGAAATATGTGTATGCGTATCGTAATCAGACTTGAAGCTATCCAAGTTAACACCACCAGTAGTAGCAACACTTGTACCTAATATAGCTGCCCCTGTAATAGCTGCCGCTGTTGTAGCACCTGTTACATTGAGTGTACCATTGATAGTTACTGGACCGTTAAGAGTGATTGCTGAAGCTGTTACATCTGCATTACCACCTGCTGTAGCTGTAATATTACCAGAAGTGTTAGCTACTATATTACCACCCGATTCAAGAGTTACTGTAGCAGTACCATTCGTAATAGTTACTGTACCATCATTGTTATACTCTACGTTGACCTTATCATTTGAATACGTTGAAGTACCATCTGCTTGATGTGTAATATTTGTAACATCATTATCTGTAGTCATTTCCCCATCAGGTTTCATAACCACTTTAAGAATATCATTCTCAATGAGAATATTATCAGGATCTACCTCTACATAATTACTTTGAGTGTACCCTGCTGGGATAGCCATGATAGGGTACTCACCTAAGACTTGTAGATATTCAGCATTAGCTACGGCAGTTCTATCCTTGGTTAGATAATCTTCTGTATCCCTCATAGAATAGATTAGTAATACATTATCACCAACCTTAATAGGGAGAGTGAACTTAGCTTTACCGTTGTTAGCAGAGTATACCATCAAAGGGACTTCCAATACCTCTGCTAATTCATAATATGTACCATCAGAACGCTTAGTATTGATAAGAGGTTCAGCATTAATAAAAGGCTTACCTTCTGTTACCATACTTACATCAGTTACTTTAGCTGGTATCTGTGTAAATAGATCATTATGCTTTGAGTCTATGAAGTTACTAAGAGCTTGAACCTCATCATTCACATTACTCATATTAACCTCCAACTCTATAAGGCACTTCTACTACATAATTCTGAATAGTGTAATCAGTAGGTTTACATGTCACCTTACTAAACCATACAGAACCTTCATAGTTACCGCTGTGATGTACTTCTTCTACTTTATATAAACCGTTCACATTCTCAGAAGCTACTTCTACAAAGTTCTCTGGGATGATATTACCATTTAAGATACTCGTTACAACTATGCCTTGCTTTGGTGTCGTACCATCACCAGATAGATTAGCTGGGTTACTTCCTAAAGAGGGACTCCCAACCATACCTGTATCTGCATTGATTCTAACTACTTGTGCTTCCGTAGCTGCATTACCGGGTATCAAATAAGCTGTACCACTCTGAGTAGAAAAGTTCATACCATACTTCTCAGCTATCTTAACTATGTTCGTGTATGTATTCCCAGAGACAGATAAGGGTGCTTTCAACTCTTCACGTATCTCATATATAGGTCCCCTAGCCAAACCAGCATCACCTATTAAATCTCTTAAGACGACATCTATAGAAGTACCTGTAGGGTATGCTCTTTTAGATACAAACTCTCTCTTGTTTGAACCGCCATCAGATAACTTTAAGGTCAGACGATAATCCACACCTTGCTTGTCTTCTGTAGCGTTCTCAACCACTCCTCTGAATATCTCAGGTAGCTCTGGATCTGTTGTGAAGCCAGCTTTGAATTCTATAATAGAACGTTGACCTTGTTGTTCAGTAAGTAAGTTAGCTAGTTCACGAGGAGCATTAACTATTATTATACTTCCAGAGTTGCTAGCTGCTGCATTGTTCTTCTTGATGTCAAACGTTATCTGGTTATTTGTAAGAGTGAACTCATTAGTAACTGTAGCTAGCTGATCTATATTCTGATTATCAATCTCTAAAGGAACACCTATAATAAGTTCATACTTGTACATATTACTCTCCTAAGAGTTGGTCTGCTACTGTACCATCTTCTGTTTCGTAAAAGAACTCAAAGCGCTTATCAATACCGAAGTTATCTCTCCCAACTCTACCAAAATACCGCTCATTGTCCCACACGAAAAGCTTACCGTTTGGTGTCTCGTCATAAGCTTTAAAAGGTTTTAGTAAATCAAAACCAACAACCACTTTAAACTTACACTTAAACTCCCTTCCAGTAGCACCTAAGAAACACTGCCAAGACTCATCTCTTGTGTTCCACTGTAATCTCATACTGTAGGATACACCATCCAAAACAATCGTTTGGGTATTGTCTGCATAATCTGATACAGGTAATGAAAATACTGTCATGGTGTTGGTGTCTCCTCTGTAGGGTTAAGTGTATCTAAGATCCCAGAAGCTATATCCTCTATAAGATCTCCTACATCACCTAACGCCCTTAAAGTTTTCTCATCTTCTTCTTTCTTCGTAGCAGGATTACCAGAGATATTATCACTAGCACTATCCTGTTTAGATTCAACTATATTAGCTGTTACCTGTTGAGTAGTAACTATGAAGCGAGGTTGTTCAAAGGTAATCTGAAAGCTCATAACCTTATCAGTTGTACTGTCCTCATTCACTAAGAAAGTCTTGATGAGACAATCTTTATAGGTCTTATATTTGGTGACTAAATCTACATAAGAGCTGTCATTCCTTACTCTTTCAATCAAATCGAAAGCTGCTTGAGGTCTGTTACCTCCAGAGTCTATAGTGCTTTTCAGAACATCTGGAGTAGTAACACCACCAAGGACAGCAGGTAAATGTATCTCGGAGAACATACCTGACATCGTAATGATGTTGTTATTCTTCTTAGAGTTGAGTAGTGCATCAGCCATCTTCTCAATAGGATAACTACTGATCTCATTAGACATACTATGTTCTACTGTTATTGCTACTGAAGGTATTAAGGCAGATTCATTTAAGTTCCTACCTCCTCCAGCTAATATTACAAGGTTGTCTGCCATAAGTTATCCTATTTAGATGTTGCATTCATTATCTTAAGTACACTATCCGCTCTTTTATCATCTACAATGATGTTGATAAAGTCACTAAGCCAAGATTGTTCACCCTGTAATGTGATAGTCACATCAGTCTTAGGAGCCGCACTTGTACCATTCTGAATAGTGTTACTAGATGAGACCGATGTAGTATTACCTTGCACAGAAGCTTGAGGATTGATACTCTCATTCCATCTATCTCTTAGTATATCAAGTCTACCTTGTGCAGATGTCCACGGGGATACAAACTCACTGAATCTTTGCAAACCTTTAAACCACTCTCCTAGTTGGAACTTGTCAGCAAACTCTGAAAGTGATTCCATCTTATCAAATAGTTTATCCATTACCTCGATAACACCCTTAAGCTCATCTCTAAAGACTACTGCACCTGCTGCCAAACCTATGAACAGTGCTACTGCAATACCTAAAGGGTTTAACCACATAGCTAAACTAGCGCCTAGAGCCACTTTACGTAGTGATTTGAAGATACCAACTATCTTAACTAAGACTACAGATAAAGCACCTAAGCCAATAGCCAGTCCACCTATAGTACCTGTCAATGCTATAAGGTCTAAGTCTGTCTTATCTAAATCTATAAAGGCTTTGTCGAAGAATATTTCAGAAAGGATATTTACTAGGTCTACTAAAGCAGCAACTAGTATCATAACAGGAGTAGCTAGACCAAGAAGGATACCTCTAAATGTACCACCTAAGAAAGCACCTAACGGTTTAGCCTTCATAAGTATCTCTGACATGGTATTAGCTAAATCAGCCAACCCTTGCCCGAAACCACCTTGGAAGATTGTATTACGAAGATCTGTGATAGCTGTTTTGAACCTACCGAAAGCAATACGTTTACTCTCTTCAGCCATAGCAGCGAAACCACTATTAGAATCCTTTAGGGCTTTGGTTAACTTAGGTAAAAACTCTTCAGCAGTAAGCTTACCTGTAGCTACTAAGGCTAACAACTCTTTGGTTGTCATGTTCATCGCTTTAGCTGCCAAACCTACAGCACCGGGCATCCTATCACCCAACTGGTTAGATAATTCTTCCGCACTAACACGGTTCTTTGACATTATCTGACCCATAGCTTTGAAGATACCGAATGCTTCATCAGCACTCAAACCTAATGTAGCTATCTGTTTAGAAGTTTCTTCAAAGAGCGCTCTAGCCTTCTCACCTTTCAATGTTGTAGTAGATGCTGCTGCTGTGAATATCTTAAATGATTTAGCACTAGAAAGTAAGTCAAGACCTGTTTGATGTACTACACCCCTAAAGAACTCATACTCTTTAGTGGCAGCACCAGTATCCTTCGTAATAGCTTTCAACGCTAAGTGGAGACCTTCAATCTCAAGACCTGTACTAACTATCTCTCTACCTTCTGCAAACAACGTCATAGAGGCTGTAGCAGCTACAATCATTGAACGAAGACTTCTAAATGATTCACCAACAGTTTTAGTGGAACGGGCTAATCTACGGTTCTCCATCTCAGCCATACGTACTTCATGTCTGTACCGCTTTAATGAGATAGTACCACTACGTAACCTCTTAGAAGATTCTTCCACACTCTTAGCAAGCTTACTATCAGGTCTGACCCCCATAGTCTTGAGCTTATCACGAGTGAAGTCTATGTTCTCTTCCTTGATAGCGTGTTCACGTCTACGTTTCGCTTCTTGACGTTGAGCATCGTTTAAGGCTTTCTGTTCAGCTTTAGATTGTTGTTGCCTGAGCCTTATAGCTTCCTTAATACGTTGAGAGTTCTCTCTGTGAGCTTCCCTCTCCGCATTAGCAAGCATCTTCCTATGTTCTTTCTGCTTACGTAACTCTTCATTGACTTGCTTCTGAGCCTTTAAGCCCATCTTAGTAACAGCTTGAGAACGTTGAAGACCAATCTTAGGTATTTGTATGTTCTTGAAAGATTCTAGCTCTTTCTTATATTCTTTAAGCTTTCTTAAGGCAGACCTAGTATCAACCGTGGCTATATTTTTAATTTCAGAAACATTAACTGTAGTTGTTGCCATGATCTAGTACCTTACCTTAATTATTTTTAGTCTTAGCTTCCGCTTCAGCAATCTTCTCAAGCTCATCTTCATACATCTGAAATATATCAAACTGCTCCTCTGCTTGGATAAACTCTTCTAGGCTCATCTTATACATAACAGTGTCATATGTAAGCTGTCCATTCTTATTCTGAGAACTTCTTAAAAGGTTATGCACTCTAGCCATATACCAAGGAACAGTTGTGTTATGTTCAATGTATTCGTCTAACCCTTTAAGGCGCTTATTCCGCTCCCCACTTCGATTAGACCTGTCAAAGACTTTCCCTTGAGCAAACTCCCGTATTGGAACTTAAAGGCTGCTACACATAACTCTACTACTTCAGACATATCACCATCGAAGTCTGCTTCAATATCCACTTGCTGATTAGTTTTGACAGAGTGTACTCCATCTAGTAGTTTATTGATAAGGTCTACTGTACCAACTTCGTCTAAAGTAGTGAAGAGTAAGAAGAGTGAGTCTGCTAAGGCTTCTCCAAAGTCTGCTTCCTCTTTAGCAGAGGCTAACTGAGCGAATGGGATACCTAAGATTTTACCGAAGTAGGGGATTCTCTGGAAGCGTGTAATCATGTTCCAGCTATGTGCGAGATAAGTATTGTTTGAGGTTTTGATGTGAGATTGATTGTTTTGAATTGTCATGTCGTGTTAATCCTTAAAATGAAAGTCGTGTAAGAAAAAGGTCTTCCATGACCACACGACAATCGAAAATCCTAAAAATTATATAGTGTGAAATATAAGTACATTATAGACCAGCAATATCCTGAGCTTGTTCTATTGCACCTAAAATACCCACTTCAGAGTCGAACACTCCGAAGGTCCATTCATATACTTCACCCTCTTTACCGTATGTACGATCTGGTTGACCTTGAATCCAACACTGACCACCAGAGATACTTGAGTAAGAACCATTACGGATAACAGTGAAAGGTACTACACCTTTGATAGTCCCAGTTCTCATACCTGCTAAGATACCAGAGAAGAAATCATTCGTAGGTGAAGTCTCTTGCAATCTGATAGTTAGAGTACCTGTTCTGTTTTGGTTTTGATACAAAGTCATATCACCTTGTACACCAACAGTCTTAAGCATTACATCTTCATCACGAGAAATAGTTAACATAGAGTCATCAGCGAAACCTGTTACTTCGTGACCAGAGATGTTTACTATATCCGTTGAAGGATTAATTACATCTAATAGTTGTGCCATTATTATTTCCTATGTTATTATACTGTGATGATACCATCGATATTGATAGTGTAGATTGCACCAGTAGTTTGTACTGTAATCTTAACACCATTCAATACACGGTTAGCTCTATCATTAGTAGGGATTTCCTCTAAAGCTGGTAACTCTAAGATATAACCTAGACCATTATTGAAGTCACCATTAAAGACTCCACCATTGATCCCTTGATTAACTACTTCGATGATACGATCACCAACCATAGCAATACCTGAGTTGGTATAAGGTACTTTAGTGTTTGCACGAGCTTTAGATACTACTAACTGGTATACGTTCTCTTGTAAGCGAGCTTTAAACCAACGAGCTAAGTCTACGTTATCAACAAACTCACCAGAGAATACCTTACCATCACGTACAAAACCAACACCACCAATGAGTTCATAAGTGTTAGCGTTCTTACCACGTACAATAAGAGATTCAGAATTAGTGAGTGTAGAATCTTTATCTACAGCGATGCCATATAACTGTTGACCGTGAAGAGTAGTTTGACCCGGAATCTGAACAGTAGCTAATGGACGAAGCATTCCCATCTCAGGATACATAGCAGCATCAGCACTCCAGATACCTACACTGTATTGAGATAAGTCTGCGTAGGCATCATCTAGGCTGCTGTTACCATTAGGTAGTTTACCTTCCGCACCAGAGGTAGAGAAACCAAATATCTCAGTGGTAGATTCTGCATGGTCCCTAGCAGCGTTAACATCTACAGCTAGTCTAGATTCAATACCGAAATATGCCCATGTAGCATCTGCTACTTTAAGAGCAGCTAAGGCTTCAGGGATAGTTTCTGTTACTACTTTTGATGCTGTAGCAGGATTTAAGTTAGATGTTACATTTCTTACTGCCCACTCGTCTGTACCTGTAACCTCTAATTCATCAGCTACATTCGTAAGAGTAACCACTGCTGCTAAAGCTGGTGTAGCGTTAGCTGTAAAATCTGCAATCAAACCATTAACGATTTCTGTAGCAGTAGCATCAGCATCAGATGTAAAAGTAAACTCTTCAAAAGCTTTACTTTTTACTTTAAGCTCTAAGGTGTAAACTGCTAAGTTCTCTACTGTAGGTGTATATGTGAGGCTATCAACCTCTCTACGACCTACCATCATAATCTTAGGCTTGTTAGGACCGCTAGATAAAGTTGCAATTGCTAAGTATGAAGGGTCTGTAGATTCAAAACCATCATTAAGCATATCAGCAGCAGTGTTATATACCTTCCAGCGCTCAGTGAAGACTTTATGTTCACCTAAGAACATAACCGTGTCAAAACCTTGCTGTGGGATTGGTGCTGTATCAAGTGAAACGGTGACGTTGACTACTTGACTAATATCAGCTATAGCCATATATTGACTCCATTGTTATTGTTGTGTACACATTTAAAATGTTTAAGGGTTGGTTACAGATATGTTCTCTTGAGCGATCACCGATTCATCTGTATCTAAAAGTGTTGCTTCCATGTTGACTGTCTCAATAATATCAATAGGTACACGACCTACCTCTAAGACGCCAACATTAAGTGTAAGGAAGAATGATCCTGACTGTTCCCAAGTAGCACCATCACGTACACCAGACGTATCTATTACGTTTGTACTATCTGAGAAACCTATATTAGCATCATTAAAAATTTGTAAGTGAGAGGGTTGACCAAAAGCATGAGTGATTTGCCATAGTGTAGCGAAAGGGTCTATAGAGTTGGTAGGGTCATCTCTGAATGCAGCTATTTCGAATTGTAGTTTGTAGTCTGCTGCTGTCTGTTCTTCACAAGTAGGAGTGTAACCTTCTCGTCTACCTCTAGCATACCTCTCTGCATTGAGAAACCTTATAGTGATATAAGGGTCTTCTGGGCGTATCTTATTAGTCTTACCAAAGGTAATGTTGTTATCATCATACTGAGAGACATCTTTAACGAAGTCCCATACAGCATTCTCAACAGTAACCTTAATATCATAGAAACTCATTATGTATCCTCTCTCACTACTAAAATCTCATAATGGTTCTTAACCTTACTGGTCCAGTTCTTACTACGTATTACTATATAAGTGACTCCATTAACAACTACTCTATCAGATAACTCTACAGTGAAGTTCATTACAGTGTTGACAGGAGTAGTTGTAGCAAACCAGAAGACTTCCTTATCTCTAAGGTTTTCTGGTAAAGTCATCTGCACATCACCATCCACAGGTTGAAGTCCTGAAGCATTCTCTATTGTAAATTCTTCTGTGATTGGCGCTAAAGGTCGACCCCTTGCATCAGTGACTTCTTGGTAGTGGTATGCTTGGTAAGTAAATCTTGGTAGTAGCTTAGGTCTCCACGAACCCATTGTAGTAGGAAATCCTGAAATCATCTATCCACCTTTCTTTACTCTTGTATTCACATTATCTTTCATATACCCTGTAGCTATTAAAGGTTTAGTATGACCATATACCTCTTGCTTGAATGATTTATAAGGTTCTCTATTCTCTTCATAATCATTAGTAAGGATACGAGCTTGTATGTTTTGTTTTAAGTTATCAGCAGCTCTTTGAAGGTCATCATCTACAGGTTTATTCTGTATAGCATCTACGATAGCTTCTCCAATATATTCCGTAGTCTTTTTTATATTATCCTGCCCTGCATCAGACATAAAAGGTCTGCGAGGTACATTGAAGAAGCCATAGTTGTTTATCGTTGCTATCTCTGGCACTGTAAGGTCATGTTCTGGATGTTCTTGACTGTCGTAATATCCAGCAGAAACCTCTGTGTTGTCTAGTTCTTCTAAGTTTCTTATTATTTCGTCTAAGTCATGTGTAACTGTTGTTCTTAGGGATGCTTTCAACATAACTTATCCTTTTATTCTTATGGTTGTTTATGAGCCTTAGAAGTAACTGGAACTTTATAGATATCATCAATACGAGAGCCTTTATAAAGACCATTCGCATCAGTCAATACATCACAGTATTTATCTATACGAACACCACCTATGATGATAGAACCTTGTACAGCGTCTTTAACGATGATGTCAGGCTTCTTCCTAAACCAATCATACAGGTCACAGATATTCTGATAACGTTCATTACCATACAATTCAACCTCAACACTACCTTCACGTTCTCTGCTTCTAGCTGCATAAGGGGCAAAGGTTGTTTTCATCATTAAGAGTGTATCTAATGTAGCGTAGTAAACTCTCCAAGAGGAAGGCTTATCAGCATACATATCTAGTATTTCTAATATCACTGCATCGGGGATGATATACTGCCCATTCTCATTAAGAGTTCTATCACCCGAATAGTATCTGACCTTACCAAGTTCTGTAGTAAAGTCTGGTGGAGAAATATCACAAGTCATTGCTTGGAGTCTCCTTTTCTTGTTGTTCTTCTAATTTCTTTTGTTTTCTCTTCTCAAGAAAATTCTTAAACGTTCTAATACCTTTAAAGACTTCCTTCCCTAGAGCTATTAACGCCAAACAGATTGAGAAGATTGCAGCCCAATCAACTATAGTAAAACCAAACCACATTTCAGGTTGTGCTTGTACCATCGTATCCACTGCAACAGTACCAGCTCCAGAAGCAATCGCTGTAGTCTGCACTGTAAGTTTATCAGTAATCGGATGTTCCGTTAGTACTCGACTCAATCTCTCCATTACATTGATCATCACGGTAAGCCTCCACTATTATCCGTACTACTCTTATTACTAACACTATCCCTAGAAACACTGCTATCAGGTAATCCTTTGACACATTGATCTCCTATTCTGAACAGGTTAACTATTATGAGAATATGAGCTAATGGAGTTATAACCTTATAGAAGATATCACTGATAGAGTTTCTTTCTATGTTAAACGCTGTCTCTACTAGAGAGAAGAAAGATGCTATCATTAGAGAAGCACATCCAAACTTTATATAAAAGCCTGCTCTCTTTTTAAGATCTATATATGAAGATGTAACTACTGAGAAAGCTCCAAAGTCTAGTATTGTCATTATGAAGTAGAACCTCCACATATGCTCAATACTTTCAAATACCTCTACATATTTAGTTACAAAGAATAGAGGTAATCCTACTGAAATCGATAACACTAGAGGAATAAAAGCCTTCCTAGACTTTATATAAATCAGCGTTAATATTAAATATAAACTAATAAAGATAGAGTCTATTAAATGTGTATTTAGGAAAGCTTGTATATCCATCTTGACCTACAATATTAAGTTAACGGTTAGAAGGTTTTTTAGGTTTAGTACCGCCGCCACGTTTAGGTGTAGTTGTAGAACCCATGAGAGTCTCCTTTTTAATTTTATTTTAAATGTTATTGGAATAGTCTGAAGTTTACGAACTTAGCATTATGTACTATTACATCAGATGTACCATCTAAGTTAGCTACGTACAGTGAGATAGTATCACCCGGTTGCAATGTGAATAAGCCGACAAGGGGTACACTAGTAGGTGTGGTATTCTGCGTAGAGTTCTCTGTAACTACTGAAGCTGTATCGTTAGGTAGGTCATTGATCACCAATCTAGCAGCCAATTCATCACTACCTCCACCAGACTTCTCCATAGTTACGAAACCATTACAGTCCAACTGAAGAGGTATTTCTGTATCATTAACTACATCACCATTAGTAGTTACAGATAACTTCTTACTAATTGTAGATAACCACGCACCCTGATTAATCTTTACAAATGTCCCTACTGTAGTGATTGGTACAGTAAGAGGTGATGCTAAAGGGTCTACATAAGGGTTTGCTGCTACTACAGAATTCTCCAGATTAGAATTATTAGCAAAAGACCATCTAATATCATCTACATCTATACCACTAAGAGGTGTCATACCTCCTAAGAAACCACCATCATTAACTGCTGCTATAGTACCTGCTGTAATGTTAGCTGAATTAGCTAAACCAGATATACCTATAGTACCCGGTACACCTTCAACCTCTAAAGAGTTTACCTTGAAAGTAGGGTGTACAGAACCACCAACATCTAAAGCAATAGCAGAGGCATTAGTTGTCTTAATACTTAAACGGTCTATAGTGAGAAGCTTCCAATATAAGCTACCACCTAGTGAGATACCATCTTCTACAGAAAGACTTCCTGAGTTAGATATATCAAGTGTATCTGTATTAGTAAAGGTTCCCCACTTCTGCGCGAATATTACAAGCACCTTAGTAAATAATACAAACGTACCAAAGTTAGTTCCTGTAATATTAAAAGCTTCAGCATTAGGGCAGTTGATAGCTATAGCAGACATCTCTAAGGGTGTATCTGTACCTGTGAACATTGTACCAGTACCAGTGTAAGTTAGGTATGGTATAAGCGGGTTACGTGCTGTTATAGAATTGTTAGCTCCTAAGACAAACCTGTTAGCTGTTGTGATAGGTTGACCAATAATGTAGTTTATGTTATCTTCTAATGTGATAACACCACTAACTGGAGCTGGGAAGTCTGCTTCTGTATTGATAACCTTTGTTAAGTTAGCTGCTCTGTTACCTATTTGGTTTAAAGCTGGACCTAACTCTGTCTCGGTTATATTGGGAGTGGTTGATGTGAAAGGGATCTGATCAGCATCCAAACCTGTAGATAATACGTTAAGAGGTGTCCCTACGTTACCATCGCCTGCTACAGTGGTTCCATCTACTTCTACAGTTTCAATTGCTTCGTTTAATTTATTACGGGATACTAAGCCAGTATCACCGTTATTTACTTGTGATATCTTAGCCATATTAGTCTATCCATACTGAATTATCTAACCAGAACGCAGAGTCCGTCCATTGCCCTGTATCTAAAATCCAAGGAAAAGTAGGAGTAGTTCTAGTAATAAGTTCTTCTGGATTGATAATCCAATTGACTAAGTATTCTTGAATAAGAATCATAGTTATCCCTCCCCGACCACAACGTTAGCAGTACCTTCTTCAGCTCTTGCATAGGTGTTTCCTACAGGGAGTGCATCTTTGGTAACAAAACCTTGATTGGGTGGTATTGAGAAATAACTATCATCATCTACAGCAGGAAGCACTGTAGAGAATATAACTCTAACATGCACAGAAGATTTATTCTGTAACACATTATCTGTAGCTGATACTAATGTATAAGCTGTGTCGTCTACAACATAATTCGCGCTTGACATAATGTCCTCTTTTGAGAGAAATCATCTGTCGTGTACATTCCATTAAATGATTATGTTATATTAAAATTAGTCTACTAACCTTTGTTAGTAATATTAACAACCACAAGTATCTTCTGTAGCAGTCTTAGTGCAAGTAACGACTCTTTTTAATCCCATCCACAAAACCGTATACTCGTAGGTGTAGACCTCTCCAACAACCCAAGGGATACTATCCGATAATGTAGCCTCATACTGACCTTTACTATCAGGGATATATGTTAGTGTTTTAGGGAAGGTATCACCTGTCATAGGGATATCATTAGAGTCGTATACTATTAATGTTACAGTAGCATCGTTGATAATCTCACCAGTAGATTGATTACGTATAGATTTAACAATAACATAAGATGTATTATTAGGAGATGGCATAAGCTCCTCCTATATTATTACTGCGGGTCTACAGTCATCGGGTAGATCTTGAAAGGTCCTGTAGCACGTTCTTTAACTTCACGACCCTCTGTAGAGCATACACCAGCATCTAATAAAGTTTCTGCAACATGCTCTTCTAATGGATAAGAGTTACCTTTCCATAGAGTTTCACGACCGTGTTTGTAATCTTCTAGCATTACTACTTTGATTAATTTAATTTCAACTGTCATGTTTTATTTCCTTAAGCTGGGTCACGAATTTCATGTTGGAAAGCATTAATATCTACAGCGTTAGTGGCTGTTAATGCAGTAGATGTACAGGTAGTTACTAACCTCAAAGTTGTATCACCTAAGTTAGTGATAGATACATGAGTAGCTGTACCAGAGTTATCTATGTTAGTGCCTGTTGCAGGTGTTAATGTCCATTTACGACCACTAACATCTCCAGCAGCATAAGTAAAGTTGGCACCAGTGATCGGTTGTGAAGCAAGCTGGAAAGTAGAGGTTGCTTCGGTGTAGTTTGTAGGTTCAGCAGAGTTAACATTAACTGAATCACCTTCTAGTACGCCTAATTGTAAATCTATAATAGCATCAGGTATAGCTTTAGCCATTTCATCCTCGTTTTTTTAATTAATATAAATGTTTGCACTAAAGATTTCAGATAACTCTTGTACCTGAACATCAAATATGTTATTTTGTTCTGTAATAGTTAGGGTAATATAACCATTAACCTTATCACCTAAGAACACGGTATCTACAAATTGTAATTGTATAGAACTATCTGGATAAACAGAGTCATCAGTAATCACGACTACAGTTTGTAAATATTGCTCTTGATAGGAGTTATCTACAACTACTACATCATCACCAAATGTTACATTAGTTACCGTCTGTATTTGAAAACTATTATGAGGTATAATGTTGGTAGTAGTGTCTAAAGAGGATTCTTGTGTATATTGTTCTTGATATGCAGATGCAACTAATAAATCTATATTAGCATCTAAAGAAACATTCGTTACAGTCTGATCTTGATACGTAGAATCTATTAGTAGTGCTGTAGTGGTGTCTACAGTAGTACCTTGTAAGAACTGCTCTTGTATCAAGCTACTTGCTAATAATACCCCATCGGTAGATAAGGATACATTTTCAACAATCTGTAGTTGTATAGTATTGTTAGGTATAACACCCGTAGTAGTATCTAGTAACACACCTTCTAAGAATTGTTGTTGTACTAAGCTATCAGTTAGTAACGCAGTTGCAGTGTCTAAACTTGCATTAGCTACTTGCTGTGTCTGGTGTGTATTATCTACAAGCAAACCCGTTAAGGTATCTACCGCAACATTATCTAAGAATTGTTCTTGGGCTATATCAGATACGGGTAATGATGTACCAACACCGAGGGAGACATTAGTGATTGTCTGATCTTGAAAAGAGTTATTAACAAGTAACCCAGTGAGCGTATCTAGCAAGACCTCTTCAGTGAATTGTAATTGCTGAAGGTTACTTACTAAGATATTGGTACCTGACGATAGTGATGCTGTATCCAACACCTGTGTCTGCGATAAACTATCAGGAACAATACCAGTTGTAGTATCTAATAGGGCAGCTTCAAGTATCTGTACTTGAGCTAAGCTATCAGGTGTAATACCAGTTGTAGTATCTAACGTAACAGTGTTAAGTAATTGTAATTGCTCTAAACTATCAGGTGTAATACCAGTTGTAGTATCTAGTGTAGCCGTATCTAAGAATTGTTCTTGGAAGGAGCTAAACACGGACAAACTGGTAGCACCACTCACTAGTGTTACATTCTCTACTGTTTGTTCTTGGAAAGCATTATCCGTTATTAAACCTGTAGTAGTATCTAACGTTGATACCCCTAAAACTTGTATCTGAGAGGAGTTATCTACTAAGAGTTGTGTAGCACCACCTCCAAGATCAACCCAAGCGCTACCGTCTGTCGGCATATTAACACCTGTAGCGTCATTGGATCCAACGGTATCAACTAGTACAGGCTGCTGTCCTGTGTTGCTATGGTCGCTGGCTGTTGCGTCATTGCGCTGTATAACTCCATTGCCATAATCCAGCTCAACATACTCAACCGCTCCAGCCAGACCGCTAGTCTCATCGTACTTATTGAATAATTTAAAATTAAACCTAACATCTGAATCAAAAGATAAAACATCACCAGCCACCGCAGAAAATAGATCAGCAACACCAACTGACGCACCGTTAACTTTAAAATTTGAAACGTTGCTTGAATATACATTGCCATTGGATGCCGCTCTATATATATATGCCGATCTACTTAACCTTGCATCAAATAGATAGGTATTTGTTCCTGCCCAAGCTGGGATATCATCGCCAAGTTTTATGTTTATTGTTGCTGTTACTGTTGTACTACTGCATGGTACGACAAGCACATCATCAACACCATCAAATTGTAAAGCCCACGGCATACCTACACCATCTCAACGGTAAAACTATTAGGCGCTCCTAGCTCGATAGTGAATACAGTTGATCCTCTAAGTTTTAATCTTAAGTTCTTCAAGTCTACTTCATAATACAGCTTAGAACCATCTATGTTTACCGTAGCACCAAGAGGTAAGTTATCAGCAGCCACACCATCACTATAAGTTATATAAGGACGAACACTTTCATGTAGAGGATCTGTAACAGTTAGCTTGATATTCTTATTCACTTCATAGTTTAACGTCTGAGTATTTGTCTTACCACGAGCTTCCCTAACAAGTCTTAATGTAGCTTGTTCAAATCTAGGAGTCTGTCCAATAGCTTCTAAGTTATCTTTCTCTACTTGTGTGAGAATACCATCATCAACGCCATTAGAAGGATTACCGTCTAGTTTTAGATCTACGAAGGCTTGGCACATAGCTTGTACAGTAGGTTTCTGAAACTCAAACTCTGTACGATTAGAATATGTAACTACTACAGCTTTAGCAGCGTTCTGTAGAGGATGAGAACTATTATTAGATATATCCTCTACAGTTTGTAACTTACCAATTTCAGCTAAATAGGTTAATACTAAACCAGCAGGAGCAGGTCCTTGATTCATTATACCCGAAGCTTGCAACTCTCCAAGAGCTGTCACATCATCAGAAGAATAACTTCCAGTGTTTAGTTCATCAATAATATCTTGAAGTAATGACATCTCTTATTCCTGTTTTTCTTTTAAAGAGTCTTCAAACTCTATAAGCTTAATCTCGTGATAGTAGGCTCTTCTACAGTGGAGGTCATCATTGAAGAGTTTATTAATAAGCTTCTCCATGATAATAGCTCCATACCTTTCATTAATAGCTCTCTCACCAGTAATACCACTAACTGTACGTCTCTTCTTAAAGTGGAATACACTGCCTGCTAATACATCTATCTGGAACCATACATTAGTGCAATACTCTTTAATGGTGTTATTACCAAAGAGCATACCTAAGAATGTAACTAAGAAGAATGAAGCTAGATAAGGGTTATCTAAGAGGAGTAAACCAAAGAGGGTATAGAGTGTGAAGGTTAATACAAAGCCTAAAATCCGTTTAATATTGTCTGTCACAATATCTCCTTTTAAGGTTTGTTAATGAGG